CAGAAGCTAGTTTAGCAAAATATGCTATTAATTCTTTTCTAGCATTAAAAGTAACATTCTTTAATCAGCTATATGATACTGCTGAGGCTAGCGGTGCAGACTTTTCTAGAATCGTAAGAGTTGTCGAAAGTGATAAACGTATAGGTTCTTCTCATACAAGAGTTCCTGGGTTTGACGGCAGAAGAGGTTATGGAGGGTCTTGCTTCCCTAAAGATACTTCTGCTATTATAAACTATACGGATAAACTTAGCTTAGTAGAAGAGACTGTAAAAGTTAATAACGCTTATAGAAAAAGCTATGAGTTAAATCAAAGAGAGAAAGATCAAAACATACGTTTTGTAGAGAATTAAATGCCTTCTTATCAAAATCCTTCTATGACCGCACAAGGTAAAACCGAAGAATTTTATCTACAAGTAGCTCGTGGTCATGTGCCAAATCATAGTCACGTGCATAAATTTGGTGCTGTGCCGGCAATGAGCCAAAATACTACTGGTACTATATGGGATGTAAATGATACTGTTTATCCTTGGGGCACATGGGATACTGCTGGAACTGTTACCGTTTTAGCTGTTAATGAATCTGATAACGGTAAAGATTTGATATTAGTAGGCTTAGACGAAGACTATAACGAGCAGATAGAACAACTAGTGTTATCTAATACAAGTAGCGTAAATAGTACTAAAAGTTTTAAGCGCTTATATAGAGCTTATATAGATAATGGTAGCTCTACTAACGTAGGTGCAGTAACTGTTCAGAAAAGCTCTACTACAGTATTAAAAATTAATGCTGGTTTAGGTCAAACTTTAATGTCTATATATACAGTTCCTGCAGGTAAGACTGGGTATTTAATACACGGTGCTTGCAGCTGTCAGGCAGGTGCAGATGCTACAGGCAACATGTTTGTTAGGTATGGAGGAACATCTGCTTTTAGAGTTGGGCACAGTTTTGAAGTGTCTGGAACTGGAGGACAGTATGATTATACTTTTGGAATACCTATTCCAGTTCCAGAAAAATCTGATATAGATGTTAGAGCTAATGTGCGATCTAATAACGCTAGAGTTACTGCGTCTTTCGATATACTACTAATAGACAACTAAGGAGATACAATGGATTATAACAAAAACGATTTTAAAACTTGGGACGAAGCTGCTCGCTGGTTACAGCGACACGGTTACGGAATTGAGCAGATTAGGCTAGAAAAAGATAGCTGGGATTCTGTAAACACAGTAAAAGCTGCCGATAAGCCAGAAGTGGTTGTAGCACCTAAAGTAGTTGAAGCAGCACCAAAGCCTATGTCTAAAACTGTAGGAACAAAAACTACTGCAACTGCTGCGCCTAAAACAAAATAATAGTTTACAATATCTTAAATGTTTTTTATACTATAAAAAACAACTAAGGAAATGTAATGAACTACTTCAATTCTTCAGAACAACACTGGCGCTTGAGCCAGTGTTGTCAATTTTTTGACAAGCCTAAAGCAAAGCGTTACAATTTTGGCACAACTACTAAAACCTATGCACTAAAAGATGGTGGAAAACAAAAAGTCCAATCAAAAGCTCTTGAGAACTGCGATAAGCTAGTAGACGTTCTAAACACTTATTTTCCTACTCAGCCTAAAAACTTACGTAGTTTTCGCATTTCTTCTGAAATGTTTCCTTGCTATACGTTAGATTTTACACAAGACTGGTATTCAGAAATTTGGGACCAAATCTCCGATAAACTAAAGCGTGCAGGCGATTTAGCTAAAAAGCATCAAGTCAGGCTAAGCACTCATCCAGGACAATTTACTGTACTAGCTTCTAATAAAGCAGATGTTGTTCAGAACTCTGTAAAAGATTTAGAGTATCACGCTCTTTATGGTAAGCTTATGGGGCTAGACGCAAAAGATTTTGTTATGAATATTCATCTTCAAGGTCTATACGGCGGTAAGCATATTGATGGCATTAATCGGTTTGCTACACATTTTGAGTACCTATCTGACTATGCGCAACAATGTCTTGCTGTTGAGAACGAAGATAAGCCAAACGGTTATGATATTGCACACGTGATCGAACTCTGTTCGAAAATTCCTACTCGTGCAACTCTTGATACCCATCATTATGCTTGTCACCGTATGACAGAAAAAGAACAAGTTTTTAACGGTTCAAAAACTGTAAACCGTAAAATCAGAGATGTAAAACATATTACACACACTGACGAGCTATTTAAAGAAGCAGTAAAAACTTGGAAAGACAGCAGACCGTTATTCCACGTTTCTCAGTCTTTCCCTATTGATAATCAAGATTATTGGATGAAGCCTAATGCTCACAGCGATGTTTTTAGTGATGAAGAGCTTATGGCAAGGCATGTTCCTATGCTAGAGTATGCAGATTTTGATATTGAGGCTAAAAATAAAGAAATAGCTGTGCAAGGATTTTATTCTTTCATAAAAGAAGAAGAAGGCTATAGCGGGGAATTGCTAAAGTGTAAACAACTTTAATTGACACTAAAATACAATCTGTTATAATGGGGATGTAGAAATACGTCCCCATTTTTTTTAAGGAGATATTATGTGGTCTTTTTTAAAGAATCTTTTTCGTAAGAACTCAGGAAATCATATAACAGAGAAGAAAAGTCGTACAGAGCTTTTGGCTATGGATAAAAAAGAATTAGAATTACACGGCAGAAAGTTTGGAATAGAATTAGACAGACGCAGATCTAAAGAAGCACTTGTAAAGCAAGTCTTAGAGGCTCAAATTAGTAATGGTTGAGGAAGACGTTGAGTGGCAGAATTGCGACCCAGAAGATCTATGGGTTTTTGACAAGTTAATTCTAGCTAAAAAACTAGGATACTTAGCAGGCCCTAAAGGTGTAGATGTACCTAAGCCGGGTTTATATATTGTTAGACCCTGTGTAAATGTAGTAGGTATGGGTGTTGGAGCAGATATACGCTATCTATCTGGAGAAACTGATGATACTATTCCAACAGGCTATTTTTGGTCTGAGATATTTGTAGGCAGGCATCTAAGTATAGACTATGTAGATGGTGAGCAAACCCTAGCCGTACAAGGTTTTAGATCTCCTAATAATCCGTTATGGAAATGGTCTAGGTGGAAAGCTGTAAGTGATATAGTACCGCTACCTCCTATACTAAAACCTTTAGCTTTGAAATACCGTTATATGAATATAGAAATGATTGGCGGACGTCTGATAGAAGCTCATCTCAGGTTAAATCCTGACTGGACTGATAAAGACATAATAGAAATGATACCAGTATTTCGTGGAGATAAAATAGTAGTATCAGATGAATATAAGTATGTAGAAAGTAAAGACTTTTTAAGAGAAGGTTTTTATGTGAGGAGAAAAAATGGCTAAAAAAAGAGTAGCTACTAATACAGGAAAAAAGACACTAACACGCAAACAACGTTCTGCGCTAGCTAAACAAGCTTCTGCCGGTAAAGATATAGGCCGTAGAGGTAAGATGTTTGACGTAGTTTCTGAGCGTGCTGCCAGAAAATATGGCAGTGCAGAGGCGGGTAGAAGAGTTGCTGCTGCTGCAATGTTTCGTGGTCGAGCCGCTAGGAGTAGATAATGGCTTCTAGAGTTAATGAAGCCGGTGTTTATACTAAACCAACTCTTAGAAAACAGTTATTTTATTCTATAAAAGCAGGCACAAAAGGTGGTAGAGCTGGTCAATGGTCAGCTAGAAAAGCGCAGATGCTAGCTCGCCAATATAAACAAAGAGGTGGAGGATACAAAAAATGACTTTTAAGTTTTCAACTAGATCGTTAAATAATCTTGAAGGTGTTAAGCCTGAACTACAAAGAATAGCTCATAGAGCTATAGAACTTACAAAAATAGACTTCGGCGTAACATGCGGACTAAGAACTGTAGAAGAGCAGCGTGAACTTGTTGCACGAGGTGCTTCGCAAACTATGAAATCAAAGCATATAACAGGTGATGCTATTGATGTAGTAGCTTATATAGGTCCTAGAATTTCGTGGGAGCTGAACTTATATGACGATATTGCAGACGCTTTTAAACAAGCAGCAATAGAAGAAGGTGTTTCTATTCGTTGGGGAGCAGCTTGGACAGTACCAGATATAAGAGCTTGGGAAGGTACTATGGAAGACGCTATGAACTCTTATATAGACACACGTAGAGCACAAGGGCGCAGACCATTTATAGATAGCCCCCACTTTGAGCTGAACTAATGGCTCTTAAACCTACTCAACGATCCTTAAGAAACTGGACTAGACAAAAGTGGCAGTACAGCTCTAAAGATGAAGAATCTAAACCTAAGTCTAAGCGCGGTAGATATTTGCCTGAATCAGCATGGAAAGCTTTATCTCCAGGAGAAAAAAGGGCTACTAACAGGGCTAAACGTAAAGGCAGCAAAAGCGGTAAGCAGTTTGTTAGACAGCCTGGAGCTATAGCAGCTAAAACGGCAAAATACAGAAAATGACAAGTATTCATAGAGCAGTTTCTTTTTGTCCTTCGTGTAACGCAGAGCAAGAAGTATGGTTTAAGTATGGAAACGTAGTACCAAACAGTGCAGTCTGTTGTTTTGAGTGTGAAGCTGTATACGAATCAAGCCAATTTATAGTAAAATTACTAGAACTACGAAAAAACGCTACTGTTTCTGCTTTAGTGCCTTATAACAAATAAGAATTTAACTTGCTATCTGCTTGTTTTTGTTTTATATTAGTTATATAAACAAACAAGGAGAAAGTTATGGCTAAGAAAAAAGGCGGAAAATCCAAAGGTTTCATCTCTCAGGGAGAACGCCCCAACGTAGCAAAAGCTATTAGGAAGCAAGGTCGTCAAGAATATCTTGCATCTGGTGATCGTGCTCTTAACCAGCTTAAGGCGCATCGAGCTGGTAAGCGCGTAATGGTTACTATTGATAACCCTAACAAAAATGAGACTAATAAGCGTCGTATTCGCGTTCCCGCATCTACTGTGTGGCGTGATCCTAAGACTATTAACGGTTTCTCTATGTAATGACCAGAAAACAGTTAGCACTAAAAAAGCATGAGGAGTGGCTAAAAACTATGGGTGTAAGTCGTCCTAAAGTTAGACCAGTTATTAATCGTATTCCTGATTATCGTGTAAAAGCTAACGCACCGTTATCCGACTCTGTCGGTAACGGTTTTGCCAAAGCCAACAACACTTATACGGGAAGTAAAGGGCACGCAGTAAGTCAGTTGTATAATAAAGGCGGTTATGGTGTAGTAGGTGCTGAAGAGCTTAAAGACCCTGCACTAGGTAAACGAAGGCTATGAATAAAAAAGGTATAGTAAGTAAAGGTAGTTTATATGCCAGTCAAGTAGGTAGGTTCATAGAATCTACCTACTTTTCTGATTATAGATTATGTACTATACGCTTTGACTGGTCTCCTAAACGCAAGTCTTCTAGAGGCGGTATATATGCTGCCGGACCTGGTATTAATATAGCTCTTAACTGGTATCCAGTATCTTTCTTGGGCGTAGGACGTTTTTACGAATATAAGTCTTTTGACGCTAATAAGGTTATTGGAGGCTTTTACTATGACGATCCTATGCTTAAACTGCGAGCAATTATTGTGCATGAGATGGCTCATACAGTACAGTTCTTCCATTATAAAAAACATAACATTAGGTGTAAGCCTCATGGAAAGCTGTTTAAAAAATATTATGCAGAACTACGAGAAGAATTCATAAACCCCTTGCTTAAAGACCAAGAAAGTCTTAGAATAGAGTATAGCAAAATAATTAAGGATATTATTAAGCGTGGCTCAGTACATTATACGTAAAAATAAGCACGACTACGAACTTGCAAAGTTTGAAGATTCTGATTCTCCTACAGATGTATATACTGTATCTTCTAGAGGCTGCAACTGTCCTTCACGCTATAAAAACTGCAAGCATAATAAAATGCTAAGTCTTTGGAAAAAAGGCGGAGAAGTTGCGGGTCAAGTATATGACGATAATTTAGAAATACTAGGAACATTAAATGTACAATAATATCGTAGTTTTGTCTGGAGGTTTTGATCCAGTACATGAGGGACATATCGCTATGTTCCGCGAAGCCCGACAAAAGTATGATAGAGTTATTGTTGGCGTGAATTCAGACCAGTGGCTTGCCCGTAAAAAAGGCAAGCCGTTTATGTCTATTAAATCTAGAAAAGCAGTTTTAGAAGCTATATGCTATATTGACAGCGTAGTAGAATTCAGAGATACTGATAATACGGCAATAGACTTGCTACGCCAAGTAAAACACACTTTTCCAGGCGCTCTTATCACCTTCGGTAATGGCGGTGACAGAAGTAATTCTAACTACCCTGAGTTTTCTTATTGTATGACTAACAAGATACTAATAAACGATAAGCTAGGTGGTTTAGATAAACAAAACTCATCATCTTCTATGCTCGATAATTGGACAACTACTACCCAAGAAAGGCCTTGGGGGTATTGGCGAGTACTTTACGAATATAAAGACAACAAAACAAAGATAAAAGAACTAGTTGTAAACCCGAACTGCTATCTGTCATGGCAAAAGCACATATATAGAGGAGAAATATGGTTTGTAAAAAGCGGTACTGCTACGTTATACAAGTCTCTTGACAATGGTAACATAGTTATGCACACTGTAAAACAGAGTGAGTATGCTTCTATAAAACCGCTAGAATGGCACACTGTTAAGAATAATGATGCCAAACCTCTTGTTATAGTAGAAATTCAATACGGAGACAAATGTGTTGAAGATGATATAATAAGGTCAGAATTTTGTATTTAATCACATATCTATCTGGAGGCATGGTGTATACTGTGCCTAATAGTTTAGTGCTAACCTATTTGTTAGTACAGCTTCGGTTTTTGTTCGGTCTATATCTAATATCAGTGTTATTCTCCTTTCCATATACTGTGGGATTTATGGCCTTGTCAGTTCTTTTAGCAGATCACAGATTCTTTGTTGATTTTGGTTACCTAGTATCTCAACACGAAAACACAGAAGACGAAGAGTAAATTATTTAATTTTATTCTTGCACTCTGCTATATTTTCATATATAGTATTGATTGTGGATGCGGAATTTTCCGGTTCACAAATTTTTCTTGCTTGATAAAAGGAGAACCATATGACAGGCAAATCACTATTTCCTCGTGCCTCTTTTGTAGGTTTCGATACCCTTCTAAATGAACTTAACTCTGCTACACAGCAGGCTAACGACCACTATCCCCCACACAATATAGTAAGGCTAACTGGTACAGACTATCTAATTGAGATGGCTGTAGCAGGTTTTACTCGTGATGAACTTAGTATAGAAGTAAAAGATCGAACTCTAACTATTACTGGAGAACACGAGAGTAAAGGTCGCGAGTATATTCATCGTGGTATTTCCACTAAGAAATTCAAACGCACCTTCAGGCTGTCTGAGTATGTAGAAGTACACGGAGCAAATCTAGAGGACGGCGTATTGTCAGTAAATCTGAAAGTCGTTGTCCCAGATGAGATGCGTCCTCGTAAAATTAATATCGAGGATAAACGCAATGACACAACACATCTTACTAATAAGTAATTACTTATACAGTTCTATAGCTTTTTTACTAACAAATGTATATAATATAGTAGCATCTCTATTCAGTGCTATTGAAAGAGGTCAACAAGCTCGTGCAGAGTATGAAGTAGCGCGTATGCTTCATAGAGAGCATCGAGGAGAAGACTTTTCTCATATACTATATATGGTTAGGGAGGGACGCCATGATGAACTGGTTAAATAAAGTTTGGAACTATATTCGTCCTAAGTCTGAAAGAGAAAGAGAAGAGCAATACTTAGCTCAATCTGTTGATCTAGTAGATTTAGAAAGACGTCAAAAAGTTTTGCAAAACAAACACACAAACCCTAATCTTAGAGGCTGGGTTTAAGGCCTACGGGCGCCAGGCCTATTTTGGCGCCCACGACACACACAGGAGAAATAAATGACACATAAAAACCCTTTTGAAATTCGAGCTGAAATGGTCCAACTTGCAAAAGACTATATGGACCATCAGTATCATATGAATGTTCAACTCGCCAACGACTTGTTTGAGCAAGGAAAACTTCAACTAGAACAGGTTCAAGAAGCCTACCAAATGTATTCTATAGAAGAGATGATGGAAAAAGCAAAAGAGATGTATTCTTTCGTCTCTACAAAGGATCGCTAATATGTGGCCCTACAACGAATATGAACTAGCGTTCATCAATGGTGAAGACTAAATCAACTTTAAGCTTGCTTATTGATTGTTTTTAGGTTATATTAAATTATGGACGCGGAAATCTTCGCGTCCACTTTTATTCAAGGTATAGCGAATAAATAAACTTTTAGCTTGCATAGAGCTTATTTATCTGTTATATTAGTTCTAACAATGGCCGCATGGTGGAATGGTAGACATCAGAGACTTAAAATCTCTTGCCTTCGGGCGTGCCGGTTCGAGTCCGGCTGCGGCTACCAAAATACTATATCGTTATGGCGTTTAGAGGCGTGGGGAACGATCTTAGATATAAGATCACAAGCCTAAATTCTACTAGAGGTATACATCTTTTAGAAGCCAGATACCCCGGTATAGTTACTTAATAAGGCTCCGTAGCTCAGTTGGACAGAGCAAGGCACTTCTAATGCTTAGGTCGTGGGTTCGAATCCTACCGGAGTCGCCAAAATAAACTTTAATCTTGCATATAGCTTAAAAATAAGGTATATTAAATATAAGATTGGGAGATTAGCACAATTGGTCAGTGCGCCCCGCTCATAACGGGTCGGTTACAGGTTCGAGTCCTGTATCTCCTACCATATATATTTTTATTAGTGGGCGTGTCGTCTAATCGGTGAAGGCCCTCGTCTCATAAACGAGTGATTGATGAGTTCGAATCTCTCCGCGCCTACCAATAAAAATATGGTACTACAGATCACACGTTCGCTGTAGTTAAATCGCCCTACGTCGAGGGTAGAGCCAATCACATAATAGGATGAGTTCAGCAATTTTTATTGTTAAGCGAATGACAACTAAATCATCCTGATAAATAGCTTTGAGGATACGATGATTAGGATTATTACTAAAATTCCGCGTTCTGTTACTCTAGCTTTTTCTGGTGGGGTAGATTCAGTAGCGGCAGCACACTTCTTGTCTCGTAACCACGATCTAACTCTACTATTTGTAGATCATCGCACAGAAGACTCTAAGCGTGCTAGAAAGTTTGTTCAGCAGTTTTCTGCTAAGCACTCTTTGCCGCTAAAGTGTTATACGATCTCTAAAGATAAGCCTAAAAACGAATCTAAAGAAGAGTTTTGGCGCAACGAACGGTATAAAATCTTTCACGCTCAGGAGCAATCGGTAATTACTTGTCATCATCTAGATGATTGTGTAGAAACTTGGGTATGGTCTTCGCTACATGGATGTGGTAAGCTAATTCCTAGAAGTAACCGTAACGTGATCAGACCGTTTCTTACAACTCGTAAATCTGATTTTAGTGCTTGGGCTATGCGAAATAAGTTAGCTTGGTGTGAAGACGACAGTAATTTTGATACTCGTTATACTCGAAATTATATTCGCCATAAAATGATGGCAGATGTGCTGCACGTAAATCCCGGTATTCATAAAACAATTAGGAAAAA